AAATGCTTATAGCCAACTATAATCATTATATGGATATGATTAGGTCTGTAACCGGACTTAATGAAGCTAGGGATGGCTCAATGCCTGATCCTGATTCATTAGTTGGTCTACAGAAATTGGCTGCACTTAATTCAAATACAGCAACAAGACATATTCTTGAGGGAAGTTTATTTGTATATAGAACTATGGCTGAAGCTTTAACATATAGAGTTGCAGATATTCTTGAGTATGCTGATTTCAAAGATGACTTTGTCAATAAAATTGGCAAATACAATGTATCTATACTAAATGAAATATCAGATTTATACATTTACGATTTTGGAATATTCATTGAAGTTTCTCCCGATGAAGAACAAAAAGCACAGCTTGAAGGTAATATCCAAATGGCATTATCAAAGGGAGACATTAATCTTGAGGACGCTATTGACATAAGAGAGATTAAAAACTTGAAACTTGCCAATCAGTTATTGAAGGTTAAAAGGGTTAAGAAGCAAGATGATGCAAACAAAATGGAGATGCAAAAGCAAGCCATGGTAAATCAGCAACAAATACAATCTCAGCAAATGGCAGCGCAAACTGCAATGATGAAAATAGAAGCAGAGACTAAAGCAAAGATAACTATTAAGCAAGCAGAGATTCAGTTTGATATACAGAAATTAGAGCAAGAAATGCAATTCAAATCTCATTTGATGGCTGAAGAATTTAACTATAATATGCAATTGCATGATATGGAAGTAGGAAAGATTTCTCAGAGAGATAAGATGAAAGAAGATGAGAAGAACAAAAGAATAAGCATACAAAATACTCAGCAATCAAAGCTTATAGACCAAAGGAAAAATAATCTTCCTCCATTAAACTTTGAATCAAATGAAGATAGCTTAGATGGGTTTGACTTAGGCGAGTTTGAGCCTCGATAAAAAAGTCAAAAATTTAATATAAATTTGTAACAAATAAAATCAAATCTAATGGAGTTTAAATCAGTAAAATTAGTAGGAGAAGGACAAGAGAAAGGAGTAGCTCAAGTAGAGCAGGAACTTCTTGAAAGACATGAACAAGAAGTAAATGGAATTTTAAAGGTTGATTTATCAGGTGGTTCTAAGCCTGAGCCAACACCAGAACCTATTGTAGAGGTAGAACCTCAGATACAACAAGAGGAGGAGTTGGATGAACAAAAAGTTCTTTCATATATTGGTAAGAGATATAACAAGCAAATAAATTCTTTTGATGATTTGGTTGCTGAACGAAAAGAAGCTGAGGCTTTACCTGAAGATGTAGCTGCTTATATGAAATATAAGAAAGAGACAGGCAGAGGGTTTGAAGATTTCCTTAAATTAAAAAAGGATTTCGACACAATGGATTCAGAGAAATTATTAAAAGAATACCTTACTTCTACTCAGCAAGGACTTGATGAGGATGACATTGATACGCTGATGGATGATTACAGATATGACGAGGATATTGACGATGAGTCTGCTGTAAAAAAGGTTAAGATTGCTAAAAAGAAAATTGTGGCTGAGGCTAAGAAATTCTTTAACGAACAGAAGGAAATGTACAAAGTACCCCTTGAGTCAAGCGTGGCGTTTGTTCCTGATGAAGAAAAAGAAGAGTATGAGTCTTATAAACAATATACAAAGCAGGCTAAGACGGTTCAAGAAGAAAATGAACGTAAGCGCAGTTGGTTCGACCAAAAAACGAATGACGTATTTAGTAATGAGTTCAAAGGTTTTGAGTTCAAGATAAATGACAAGTCGTTTTCGTTTTCTCCGGGAGATGCCTCTGAGTTGAAAAGCATTCAATCTAATCCTTCTAGTTTTATTGGGAAATTCTTAGATGAGAATGGACTTATAAAAGATGCGGTAGGATACCATAAGTCTTTAGCTATTGCGATGCACCCCGACAAATTTGCAAAGTATTTTTACGAGCAAGGAATGTCTGACGCAACTGAGGATGTGATGAGAAAGACTAAGAATATAAATATGTCTGAACGCAGAGCGCCTGAGGTTTCTAAGACAAGTGATGGGATGCAGGTGAGGGCGGTAAACCCTGATTCAGGTAAAAGCCTGAAAATCCGCAGTATAAAACGTATTTAATAACATTAAAAATTTAAAAACATGGCAAGTGCTTTATTATCGGCGCCTACATATGCCCTGCAACCTGCACCGGAGCAAGTAGCGTTACAAACAAATTACATTACCAACTTCGACTTCTTAAATCAGTATCTACCTGATACTTATGAGAAAGAATTTGAAAGATATGGTAACAGAACGGTATCTTCATTCTTACGTATGGTAGGAGCTGAAATGCCTTCTAACTCTGACCAAGTAAAATGGGCAGAACAAGGTCGTCTACACACTAAGTACATCAATGTCACATCAGGCGCTGCTGCTGCTTCTGCTACAGCTACTTTGACTGTAAATGACGCAGGTGTTACTTATATAGCAGTTCGTGTTGGACAGACAATAATGATTCAGTTAAACACCACAGGTGTTTACAACAAAGCAATCGTTACTGCTGTAAACAGCGCAACTCAATTCGTAGTAGCATACTATGAAGTAGGTGGACAGGCTTTTGGTGCAAGTGCTGCTTGTACAATGTTCATTTATGGTTCTGAATTTAAAAAAGGAACTAACGGGATGGTTGGTTCTTTGGAAGCAGAAGATAGCATCTTCTCAAATTCTCCAATCATCATCAAAGACCGTTACGCCGTTAATGGTTCTGATATGGCTCAAATCGGTTGGGTTGAAGTAACATCTGAAAATGGTGCTACAGGATACCTTTGGTATTTGAAGTCAGAGCATGAGACTCGTCTTCGTTTTGAAGATTATCTTGAGACTGCAATGATTGAAGCTGTACCTATGGATAATGTAACAAACGCTGCTGTTGCAAAAGGATCTGAAGGTATCTTCTACGTTGTAAACTCTCGTGGTAACGTATGGGGTGGTGGTACTCCAACTACCTTGACTGATTGGGATACAATTGTTTCTCGTTTAGATAAGCAAGGTGCTATCGAAGAGAACGTAGTATTCGTAAATCGTGGATTGAGCTTTGACATCGACAACATGTTGGCTACCTTAAATGGTTTCACTTCAGGTGGTGTTTCTCAGTCTGCTTCTTTCGGTCTGTTTGACAATGATGTAAGCATGGCGCTAAATCTTGGTTTCACAGGTTTCCGTAGAGGTTACGATTTCTACAAATCAGATTGGAAATACTTGAATGACCCAACAATGCGTGGTGGTTTAGTTGGTAGCTCAGGTGCTGCTACTGCAACTGGTACCGTTACAGGTTTGTTAGTTCCTGCAGGTTCTACCTCAGTTTACGATCAAATCATGGGTAAGAACGCTAAGCGTCCATTCTTGCACGTTCGTTACAGAGCTTCTGAAGCTGAAGACAGACGTTACAAGACTTGGATTACAGGTTCTGCCGGTGGGGCTCAAACTAGCGACTTGGATGCAATGGAGGTCAACTTCCTTTCTGAGCGTTGCGTATGTACCTTGGGTGCAAACAACTTTGTACTTTTCCGTTATGGATAGTATATAGGATGAATACAAAGGCAGGGGGCATTAAAATCCCCTGCTTTTTTTAATATTTTAATCAAATTAAATCTTATAAAATGTCAAAAAATATACTGCCTTCTGATAAGGTATATAAATTAAAAAACGGTACGCCGTTGTCTTACACACTCGCTTCAAGAAACCATCCTAGATTTCCTTTGATGTGGTATGATGAGAAGAATAATATTAATAGAGCATTGAGATATGCAGTAAATCAAAAGTCTCCATTTGAAGACCAACAGGACGGAAATGCTATCTTAGAACCAATTATTTTTGAAGATGGTATGCTTAGTGTTCCAAAGAACAATCCTGTATTGCAAGAGTTTTTGCATTACCATCCATTAAATAATGTAGTATTTACTGAGGTAAATAAAGAGAAAGATGCATCTGCTGAGGTTTTTGATTTGAATATAGAGGTAGATGCGCTAGTAGAGGCTCGCCAATTAACTATAGAGCAGATTGAAATGCTTTCAAGAGTTATATTTGGTAAAGACCCATCAATACTATCTACTGCTGAATTAAAGAGAGATTTATTAGTGTTTGCTAAGAATGAACCTAAAGAGTTCTTAAACATTATAAATGATCCTGAATTAAAATTCCAAGCTAAAATTCGTCAGTTCTTTGAATCAAGATTGTTGACGCTTAAAAACAACGACAAGGAAATTTGGTTCAATACTGCTACAAATAAGAAAAAAATGATGTCAATTCCTTTTGGTGACGATGCTTATGATGCAGCTGCATCTTACTTGCAGAGTGACGAAGGTATAGACTCACTAAAGATGTTAGAGACCTCGCTAGGTAAATAAGATTTTTATTCTATGTTTCGTTTATTGTTTTGATTAATGATTAAATCGGGAGCGTTTCTACGCCCCCTTTTTTTTTGTATATTTGTAAAAAAGTGAGCAATGATAAACTCAGTTAGAAATACAGTATTATCTGTTCTTAATAAAAATAACTACGGATATATATCTCCATCGGATTTTAATTTATATGCAAAGCAAGCTCAACTAGAGGCGTATGAAGAGTACTTTAGTAATTTTAATAAGGGCATAAACATGGAGAATTTAAGGACTTCAGGAACAGATTATGCAGATATCAACAAAGCTACTTCTGAAACCATAGAATCTTTTTTAGTTACAGATTTTTTAGTTCCATTTGACTATGACTTTCCTGAGGTAAGTAGAGCAAGGTATTATATACCATCTCTTACTACAACTGGTAATGAAGCTTACATGATAAACAGAGTTGTGTGCTATCCTATTGAATTAACTAATGGTATATGTAGCTTAGTAATACCTGATTTGTTAGAAGATAGCAATGCCAACTTTGTAGGCCTAGTTAATCCCGGAGATATTGTTGTTAATTTAACTACGCGCCAAACAGCTATTGTTTATTTAGTTATAAGCAACACTCAGCTTCAGATTAGTGCTGATATATTTCAAACATTTGGAGATAGCTACTATATCATATCAGCTCAAGAGTATAAGGAGTCTGAGAAGATAAATAACGCCAAGCTTACAATGCTAGGCCTATCTAATCTTACTGCTCCTAGTGCTATGTTTCCTGCCTATAGCTTAGAGACCATAAAACTGCAAGTATATCCATTTACAGCTACTTACTCAGTTGCCAAATTAGGGCAACTTCAGGCACAGTATTTTAGATATCCAAAGGAACCAAAGTGGACTTACATTACACTTGCTGCAGGAGAACCTGTATTTGACCAATCTCAACCTGATTATCAAGATTTTGAATTGCCTCAGGAAGATGAGTTTAAATTAATAATGAAAATATTGCAATATTGTGGTGTTTCTATACGTGAGAATGAAGTTACTCAATTTGCAATGGCTCAAGAACAACACGAACAACCAACATTCAGTCAACAACAATAATAAGGTATGGCATATATATCAGATTATCAATACTACGCAAACTCAGGCAATACACCCCAAAATGCAAATTGGGGCTCATATCAATACGTTAGTCTGTTTGATATTGTAAACAACTTTATGTTGATGCATACTGGTAATCACTCCTTGATAAATAACGAGGAAAGATACAAGGTGTTGTTTCATGCAAAAAGAGCTATACAAGAATTAAACTATGACGCTTTTAAGGAGATTAAAGTCCTAGAATTATCTGTGGTGGACTCTTTAAG